CAGTACATCAGCCATTTGGACGCCTCGGGCTCAAAGAGCTTTGCCGAAAACGTCCACTCCTGCATGTGTATCAACATGCGCGACATCTCCACGCTGGTGTCGACGATCTACTGGTCCAAGATCCGTATGGGGCTTCCACCCTGCGGCACACCGCACGGCCTGATTCGAATGGACGAGCATCTCGTCGACGTCCACCTGGTCAACGACGAGTACGTGGCCGACGCGGCCAGCCGCGCGATTCTCCGGCGCAGCGACGTTCGCGTCGCCACGCCGCCGGAAGGCCGCGAGGACAACACCCGCCGCCGCGGCTGGGACACGGATCCTTACGCGGACGCACTATAGAAAGGACACCCATGACAATGACCGCCCCCTTCATCGACCCGATGAATTCGGTGCTCTATGCGCTACTGGAGCAGCGTTTCGGCGATGTTCACATCGCCAACGAGGGCGTATCGGCCCACGTGCAACGCATGAGCGACCCCCTGCGCCCCGGCCGGTTTGTCGAGCGCGCCGCGACCTGGGGAGAGTACTACTGCGTGAACTGCCCGTTCTGCAAGGACACCCGGCAGCGGCTGTGGATCAACCACCTCTACGGCGCGAGCTATGAGCGCGGCCGCCGCACGCGCACGCACCTGGCGACCTGCTACAACGAGGATTGCCTTGCGACGCCCGGTCGGTACGAGCAGCTCGAAGATTTGATCTTCGGCCGCGGCCGCCCGGTGATCACGAAGATCGCCATCAAGGCGCCCTCGACGCAGGTCGTCCACAAGGCTGTTGAGCCGCCGGGCGAAATCTGTTCAGTCGCTGGGCTGCCGGAGTTTCATCCAGCGGCCAGGTACGTCAGGTCTCGCAACTTTGATCCAGCCGTGCTCGACGCGGAGTTTCAAATTGGCGTCTGCACGTACGTCGAAGAGCCTCGTTACAAGATCATGCTCAACCGGCTGTACATCCCGATCACCTTCCACGGCGATCTGGTGAGCTGGCAGGGTCGGGCCGTGGGCGAGGCGACCAAACTGAAGTACTTCAACTGCCCGGGCACCTCGAAGAGTCGCGTTCTTTACAACTACGACCGCGCCAGCGAGCAGCCGTACGTGGTTGTCGTGGAGGGCGTGCCGAGCGTCTGGCGGATTGGCGATCCTGCAGTCTGCATCTTCGGCAAGACGATGAGCCTTTGGCAACAGATCACGCTTTCGACAACCTGGGCCGGAAAGCCCATCGTTCTGCTGCTCGACCAAGATGCGCGAGTTGAGATGGAGCAGGCGGCGAGTCTGCTCAAAGCGCGCAGCGCCGACGTGCGCATGGTTTACCTTCCCGACGACCGCGATCCGGCCGACTACACCCGAGCTGAGATCCAGGGTTTGATATCTAATGTCCTCTGAGGAGTTTCATGGGCAACTTGACCACGCTGACGATTTACAACGACGGCATTGATTTGATTCCCAAGCACGCCCAAGAGTTCGCCGACGCGCTTTACGAAGTCAGCTGCGGGTATTCCAACAACGGGGCAACGATTGGCGTAGGCAACTTTTGCAACCTCGTGAAAGTCCAGCCCACGCGGCACGCCGACGCCCACACGGTCTACGTCCACATGGGCAACACGGTCTGCGAGATGAGCCCCTGGAGTCGCGAAACCCGGCGTATGATGCGGGAGGTTCCCCAGTTCTTCGAGAAGATGCTTGATTTCATGCGCGCCCAGGTGGAAGACCTGAGCGCCGAGTTCGAAAAGGTTCAGGAAGAAAAGATTTCGCCATGACGGCCACGCTGACGTTTCACCACCTTTTCTCCCAGGCCCTCGAGGGAGACGAAGAAAGCGCCGCCCTCATCGAGGCGCTCTACCCGTTCATCGACATGACCGCAGCGGGCATGCCGGTCGCAGGGCCGAACTTCATTGAGCACGCCAACAAGCTGGGCGACTCAATCGACCCGTCGCAGGTCAAGAAGAAGAAGGAGAACCCGGTCGGTGACAATCTTCTGTATCTGTACCGCCGCGCGCTGTACGACCCCACGTTCTCGATGCCGATCAAGGTCAAGAACGGCCAGGTCGTCAGCCAGTTCGTGCCCGGGCACATCTGGGGCAGCGCCGCGGAGGGCGAGTACGGCCCGAAGGCCGCCCGGATCATGGTTGTCTCCAAGATCCCCGGGCGGGACGAAATGGCCGAAAGCTGCGTGATGACCGGCCGGGTCGCCCAGCCGTTCATCGAGGTGCTCGAGGACCTGGGCGTTTCGGAGGAGGAGTATCAATCCTGGTACACAACCTTCGCCTGCAAGTTTGGCTCGCCCACGCCCGACAGCGCCACGGTTCCCGCCGTATGGCTCAAGGACTGCGCGCCGCTCTTGCACCAGGAGTTCCGGCTGGTTCGGCCTGATTACATCCTCTGCCTGGGCCAGGAAGCCGCCAAGGCCGTCCTGAACACGACTGGCAACGTCTCGAATCTCTCCGGGCGGGTCATGACCATCAAGGTCCCCGACCGCGGCGGCGAGCGCGAGATCAAGGTCATGACGGCCATGAACCCGGCGTTCCTGCTGCGCAAGCCCGAGGCGTACGAGGACTTCCGCGGGCAGATTCGTCGCTTTGTGGACCTGATCAACGACCGGATGCAGGAGACGGAGACGGTCGACCACGCGGACATCTATACCGAAGATGCCCTGATCGAGATGGTCGACGAGATGCTTTCTGATCCGGACCCCAACGCGAACATCATCGCCGTGGACTGCGAGTGGCACGGCGACTATCCGACGGAGGCTGGCGCTTATCTCAGGACGATCCAGGTCAGCAACCGCGATAAGTGGGCGCGGACCATCGTGCTGCGCTACGACAACGGCGCGGAGGCGTTCCGACCCAATCTCGACGCAGCCCGCGTTCAGCTGAACCGGCTGCTCAAGAGCACCCCAGACCGCAAGGTCCGGGTGGGCGGGCACTTCCTCCGCGCCGACTTGCCGTGGCTGATCGATTTCGGCGTGGACTGTCGAGACGAGTACGCCCCGTCGCCAACTCCGGATATCCGAACGGAAGGCGGCTGGGACACGAGCCTCATGTATCACGCCGTGAACGAGACGGCGAAGTTCGGCCTGGACGAGTGCTCGATGCGTTTCACTTCGGCGCCGACGTACTGGGTTGAGCTGGACAAATGGAAGAAGCGCTATCAGAAGCGCAAGAAGATCAAGGCCAGCCAGATGGAGGGCTACGGCGTCATTCCGTGCTCGGTTCTCCACCCGTACGCCAGCTACGACGCCGACGTGACCCGGCGCGTCATGATGCGTTTTTACGGCACCAACGGCACCGACGGCCTGATCACCAAAGATATCTTTGGCAACGACTGCTGGCTCCCCTATTGGACTGCTCACCAGGCCAGCCTGGCGTTCCTCGAGATGGAGCAGACCGGCCTGGTTATCGACCGCGACCGGGCCGACGAGCTGACAACGCTCTTCATGAACACTCAGGACCAGATTCTGGCGGACATTCGCCGGGACTTGAACTGGCCCGCGTTCAACCCAAAAAGCCAGCCGCAGCTCGCCGTGGCCCTGTTCGGCCGACAGTTCCTCAACCGTTACGCGGGGACTGTCAATCTTCCAGACGACGCGCAGCCGCTGGATCTCACCCCCGTGAAAACCACCGGCAAACGGCCAACGCTCTGGAAAGAGTTGAACTACAAGACGCGCCGCGAGTCGGCCGTACCCAGCACCGACAAGGAAAGCCTGGGCATTCTGGGACACCAGAACGCCACGGCCGCCAAGATCCGCGATTACAAGTTCATTTCGCAGGTCCTGGTTTCAGTCCTGCGCAAGCCCAACACCAACGAGGAAGGAGACTTCGAGACCAATGAGGAGGGTCATTACGAGTACGAAAAGGGCCTTATCGGCGCTATGCACGCTGACGGCAAAGTGCGTACGCACCTTTTCCAGACGAAGGAAACTGGCCGCGCCTCCAGCTCTCGACCTCCCCTCCAAAACCTCAGCTCCCGTCGTGAGGACGATTACGGACGGATCCTCGGCAACCGATACCGGCATCCCGTCCGCTCGATCCTTCGTGTACCCGAGGGCTGCGTTGGCATCGAAACGGACCTCACAGGTGCGGAACTGGCGGTCCTAGCCTGGCTTTCTCAGGACCAAAACTTCATCGAGCACGTCCGGCGGAATCTCCTGCCCGAGGAGCACCCCGACCACTACGACATCCACTCCCGCCAGGCCGTGAAAGCCTTCGCGCTAACCGGCATTGAGCCCACCAAAACCGGCATGAAAAACGCCGGGAAGAAGGGTTTGCGGGTTGCCGCCAAAAACGTGAACTTCGGCATCCCGTACGGTCGCGGTTCCGAGGCGATCGCCCGGCAGTGCAAGGAAGAGGGCGTCGAGGTCACGGCCGAAGAGTGCCAGCTCATGATCGACGCCTACTTCGACACCTATCCCGGCACGAAGGATTTTCTGGCCGAGTGCCGCGAACGCAGCCAGATGCCCGGCTGGCTTGTGGGTCCCTACGGGCGTTACCGGCGGTTCATGCCCACGACTGACCGCGCCGTAATCGGAGAGCAGCAGCGCCAGGCGCAGAACTTCCCGATTCAAGGCGGCGTGGCAGACGCGGTGTCGATTGCGCTGAACAATTTCTACCAGTACCGCAAGCAGCATCCCGAGGTGAAGTATGACATCACGCTGCAGATCCATGACGCGATCATGCTCACCGTGCCAATCGAGCACGCCGAGCACGTCTACAACGTGGTCGTGCCCAAGTGCATGGTCGATGATGTGCCGTTCTGGCCGCGGCGGCTGGACGGGACGCTCATCCCGGTCAAGGAACCGTATCACTTCGGCGCCGACCGAGAGGTGTTCGTCAGCTGGGGAGAGAAGCTAAAGCCTGACGCCGCAAAGGCTTTGGGTTTGGGCTGGCTCTACGACAGATGAGCGACTGGACTTTCTCCAGCAACACGCTAGACTCGGCCTTACCAGTAAACCGCAATTTCACGCGGTCATTTGAAATCAGTTTTTCCCTAGAAGGAGTGCAAATATGCCTCGTTACGCAGCTCAGAATCTCGCCGCTATTGACCCCGAGTACCGCAAGGCCAACGGGATTGGATCGGGAGGCGGCGGCGATCCAACCAAGCGCCGCTACGCTTACGGCAAGCAGAACAACGTCCTGGTCGCTCAAGGCGCCGAGCTGTTCGCCAACGGCTTCACGATTCGGCTGTTGCCGATCTATGACGAGACGGCCAAGGACGACGCGGGCAACCGTCAGTTCGTCAATTTCCGCGAGGGCCGTGACAACGCGGCGTTCGGCGACTGGGGCCGCCTCTACACCTGCGCCAACTGGGTAGGCAACCCGGGCGTGTGCTTCATCATCCACGACGGCAACCCCGACGTGAACATGTATGACTCGCCCTACTATGTCCTCCGGAACGTGGCCTACAAGAACCAGGAGACCCCGGGCATCGGGCGGCTCTACGCGGAGTTGCTCTCGAAGAATTTCGTTCCCAAGAGCCACGTCGGTTCGCTTCGCAAGCCGGAGAAGACGCTGTTCGTCTCGGCGTCCGGCGTCGGACTGGACGACATGGGGCGGCCGATGCTCTTGACGTTCGGCGACGACGAGAAGAAGAACGCCCGGATCATCGGCCTAAAGACTTCGGCCGCCCAGGCGCTCTATTCGGCGCTCGCGGTCCGTGACGAGTCCACCGGCGAATACCTTTCCGGCGATTTGCTCAGCTTTGGCCCGGCCAAGCTGATCACGTTCGTCAACGAAGGCTTCACCAACGGCCACAACGCCAAGAACACCACGGCGCTGTCTGTCCAGGGCACCACGGGCGTGCAGGTTCCCAAGTATGCCCAGCAGCAGGCGCCGGTGATCGTGGGCAGCGCGGCGCAGCCCAGCTCGATGACGCACCGCGTGGTGATTCACGACGCTTACAACGGTCACCCGCTCTCGCTCGAGCCCTACGCCGAGCAGCTCGTGGCCGAAACGCAGTCGTGGGACGAGTACATGTTCCTCCCGACCTACGAGGAGCAGGCCGAGATGCTGGTGCGTGCCTTCCCCAAGGAGGCGCTGCAGTTCGCCTGGCAGGAGCACCCGGAGTACCTCCGGACCCTGCCCCGCGGCACCACGACGGTCGAGGTGGGCGGCCGCGAGGTCGAAGACCTGGAGGAAGTGGAGCCTGCTCCTCGCGCCTCGCAGGGTCGTCCTTTCTCTCCGCCGGTGAACCAGACCAAAGCTACCGGCGTGGCGCACTCGGTCACCGCGGCGCACGACGTGCCGTTCGACGTTCCGGGCGAGCTTTCCGAGGACGAGGCAGCTGGCGTGGACAACATGTTCTCCGCCGCCACAGACGCGACGCCTCCCGCTGCTCCGGCGGCGTCCCCGCGTCCGACTGCGAATGTCGCTGACATCGTGGCCCGCGCGCGTCAGGCCGCCGCTGCTAAGCGGGGCTGAGCCATCAGGTTGCACTAGGGGGTGTCCGAGCCCCCTCGTGCAATCGCATTTCTACACCATTCCGCTGCCGCATTAACACGCGGCGATTTTTGAGGGAGTTATGGCAAAGAAGAAGAAGGCGACGGAAGAGGATGGAATCACCAGCCTCCAGACGAGGAACGGGGAGCATCCCGTAATCACGGAAGTCCTCAAGGCTAATGCCGAGGACCAGGATCCGCTTATCGGCTTGCCGTTGCCGTCGTTGGCTGCGCGGTACCTGCTGCAGGCCAACATATTTCCGCTGTCGCGCTTTACGCAGCTTCGCGGCGAGTTTTCTGCGGGCAAGAGTGCCATGCTCATGGAGATCATGCGCTGGTTCAACGTGTATGGCGGCGGCGCGATCATGATCGACACGGAGAACAAGAACTCCGAGACGATGCTTGAGGGCATCATGGGTCACAACGCCGAGTACAAGAAACGCACGTTCTGCGTGAAAGCCCAAAGCGTCGAGGACTGGCAAAAGAAGTTCACCGGCTTCTGCCAAAAGATTCACGCGCAGACGGAGAGCTCTGACCGGGCGTTTCCGGTGTGCATCGGCGTCGACTCGATCTCGGCCGTCGAGGTCGATCGGCGCGTGGACAAGGTGGCTGAGGAGGGCCACGCCGCCGCTGGGCATCCGTATCTGGCCCGCAACCTGTCCGATTTTATGCGAACGGCGCTGGTGCCCAACCTGCGGCACTACCCGATCGCGTTCGTGGCGACCAACCACCTCAAGGAGGAGATCAACTCCATGGGGTTCGGTCCGCCCAAGAAGTACGCGCCCGGCGGCGCCAGCCTGGACTACTACCCCACGCTGATCCTGGACATGCAGCGCACTTCGCGCAACACGCTCCAGTTCGGCCGGGCGGAGGGCCAGGCGGTGCGGATCACGGCCACCAAGAACAACCTGGGCGCCCCGGGCCGCAAGGTGGTGGTCAACCTCATGTGGTACAACGAGATCGTCGCTTGCAAAGACAAGCACGGCGAAGACTCGTTCAAGAACCAGCAGTTCCATTACTGGGACTGGCACACCGCTACGATCCGCCTCCTCATGGAGCTGCAGGACGAGAACAACAAGAAGCTCCCGGCGGGCATGGACCCCAAGCTTCCGGCTTTGCTGCGCCAAGTGTGCGACCTGGAGTACAAGCACGGCACCAAAAACGCCGATGTGCCGCTGGTCTTCTCGAAGGCCCTGGGCGTCTCCAAGCAGGAGGCGCTCAGCGAGATCGACATCGCCATGGTGCTCGAGAAGAACACCAAGGTTATGGGCGTGCTCCACGGCCTCTTGGGCGTGAACGACTACCTGGTGTGCGACCCCGCGGTGCGTTACCGCGAGCAGGTCATGGCCGAGCTGGCCAAGCAGAACATCGTCGACGAACCCGAGCTGCGCGCGAGCGAATCTCGCGTGGCGGAGGACGTTATTCCGGCCGACTTTGATCCCTTGGGGCAGGTGAGCTGATGAGCGAGGCGTCTCACCCAATTCACGAATTTCGTGTAGCCGGGCGGCACAAGCCGCCAATTCCAGCCGTAACACGCGCGGCTGTTTTGACTCGCGCTAAGCGTCGTTGTGAGTGCTGCGGAGAACGATTGCCGTTAGAACTGCATCACGTTTGTTATGACAACGAAGGGCGAGAAACTCCAGACGATCTTGTTGCGCTTTGTCGCGCTTGTCATCGCCAGCACCACGTGGCGCCAAACGGTGTTTTCTACGTTGACCCGCAAGAGTTAGAGGCCGAATGGGCGACATACGGCGAGGATACTTAATGGGCCGCGACGACTTTTTCGAAAACCTCCGCCGCGAGGACACCGTGCAGGACGAGCTGCTTCGCGCCCAGCGGCAGCTCGGTTATGAAGAGCGCGTTATCAAGCGGGTCTTTGCGGAGTGCGGCATCAAGATCACCGGATGGGGGCTGCTGGCAAACCTCTGTCGCCACGAGACCGGAAAAGACAAGTTGAACTTTGCCTGGTTTAACCAGATGTTCACCCGTTTCCCGGTTCGACTCTGCGGCCGCCGCATCCCCCGGCTGCACGAGTTGACGTTTCAGGACCTGTTCAAGCCCCTGGAGCGCAACCGGCTCGTGAAGGCGGTGGCGAAAGCTCTGGCGCGGGACGAAGTGGCAGGCGAAGATAACGCGTACGCTTTCGTGTTTCCCGTGGTTCGCACGTCGTTCTGCGCGCATAACCTTGACCGCGAGGTCACGGGTACGGCGATGCAGGTTCGTGACGACAACGGCAAACTGCTGCTCTCGGTCGGACCCTCGAAGCATCTCTTCCAAGCAATCGGCAAAGACTGGTTCCAGCTCTGAAGGCGGCACGGATGCCTGGTGCAATTTCACGGAAACGTTCGATATTCGCGCCGGTAACTGCGCTGGCATTCGGAGCCAACCAGTTCGACGACCTCAAGCAGTTCCTGGCCAAGCGCAGTGAGAACACCGAGGTCGTCCCCATCTCGGACGTGGAGCAGCTGCTCATGTCCGCTGACGGGCGGCTTTCGGAAAACGGCTACCGGTTCAACTACTTCGGTTTCCAGGCTCTCGCCAACGGACTGGCCTCCGGGCTCAGTTCCCTGGTCATTGAGCTGTCAGGGGAAAGCGCTGCGACCTGGGCGGCCTCCGTTGAACCCAATCTGCCGGTGGCCGTGACCATCTACAACTCGGTGGTGCGGGCGCGGATCGACGCCATTCGCGAGCGCTCGCTGCTGGTTGACAACCAGGAGCGCGTTGTGGAGGGCTTTCTGGGTTTGAACCACCGGATGCTCGACAACAGCGCGTTCCTGGAGATCGTCGCCAATGAGATGCAGGAAAAGCAGCCGCGTGCGCAGTTCTACCGGGCCGAGCTGGTCGGACGCGAGCTGCGGCTGTTCTACATCGACCCGGCAAGCCGGAGGAAAGATATCTATTCCGATTCCCGGCACGTGCTCATCAGCGGCTGGTCGTTTACCAACAGCGAGGACCGCGGCCGGGCTGTTTCTGCCGGGCTGTGCCTCTACACGCGCTTCGGCGCGGCACTGGAGCGCCCCAAGGGCAACCTGCGGCTCTCCCACGTCGGCGCAGACATTGCCGGGCGTGCCGCGATCCTGGTAGCCCGCGCGGCTGCCCGGGAGCTGGACATGCCCGCCGTGGTTGCCCAGCTGGGTCGTTTGCAGACGACGCCGCTGGGTTTCGTCGAGGAGCAGGAAAAGTTCCAGGCGACGATCGACCAGTGGGTCGAGCAACTTGTCCGCCGCGGTCTGATCCGCGACGACGCTCGCTTGATCGTCAAGAACGCAGCCATGATCGGCGCCGACGTTGATCCGCGCGATCCAATCGACGCCTACACAGACGCCGCGCTTGGCGCCCGGACGGCGTATGACCTGTTCTGCTCGCTCTTGCGCTTTGCCAGGAGCGAGCCAGCAAAAACCCGTGACCGCATGCAAATGGTGGCCATGGACATGGTGATGCCCCGAGCAAGAAAAAACAGGCGCAGAAGTTCATGAACAAGCTGCGTCGATTGCCTTGACTCTATCTGGTCAAGGCGTACAACACGTACCCCTTAACAATTGGAGGATCCTATGGCCCGACGTTCAAACGCCGCAGTCGCTATTCAAACGGCTGTTGTGCGAGATATCCAGGACGCGCCCGAACTCAATCCGCGCTTGCAATCGGTCGTTCAGGAAATCGATCAGCTGGTCACCAGCGTGCAAGAGGCCAGCCTGACGGCCTACTGGGAAATCGGCAAGCACATGCACGATGTGGACGAGAATCCCGACGAGTATCTGACCGACGCACAGAAGGCCGCTCACGTGACGCCGTCGTCGCTTTTGGTGGCTGCGTTTGCCGCGGTTTACTCGGCGGAACAGCTGCGCAGCGCCGAGGCGTTTTACGATAAGTACCCTTCGGCGCGGCAGCTTCAGCGGCTTCTGGACATGCGCTGCCCGGACCGGCCGCGGTGGCGAATGACCATGTCGCACGTGCAGCTTTTGACCCAGGTCGCCGATGACGAAAAGCGTGCGGCGCTGGAGGAGAAGTGCGCCGAGGAGGCGATCCCGGCCAAGACGCTCGCCAACGAGCTGCAGGAAATCCGCGGCAAGAAGCCCGGCGGCGGCCGTAAGCACCAGGCCCCGAAGGGTCTGAAGAACCAGGTCTACGACATGCTGCAGAACCTGCGAAAGTTCAACGGCCGGTCCGAAGCGCTGTGGCTCGGCGAGGACAACGTCTTCGACGCGCTGATGAATTCGTCACCCACGAAGCGCGACGGCGTCGTGATGGATTATTTCCGTGACGTTGTCGAGCAGCTGACAAAGCTCTCGGACGTCTGCGGCGATCTCATTTCTATGGCGAATAACGTCATGGAGTCGCTCGAAAGAGACGACACGGAAGAAGAACAGGAGGAAGACGACAGCACGGCGGCTGACGCGCGACGGGCCGCGGCCGCTGCTGCAGCGGCGCGGCGTAAGAGCAACATCACCCGCTGAGGTCGAAAATGTTCCTAGTTCGTCAAATCCCCATCGTCATCGAACCCGGCGTAGGCGTGCTCGAAGCTGAAATGGTCGTCGCCGATTCGAAGGCGGGCGACCGGACGGTTTCGGCGCACTTTTACCGGGTGCCGCTGGACGAGAAAGTCGCCTCTAATTTGCCCCTAGTGCCGACGTCCGAGCACCCGCACGTATTCTCGCTGCACGAGGACATTAACCTGTCGCCCGTGCTGCTGGTCTACGACATGCTCGGGCGTCTTTCCTTGCTCTATCTGCGAGATAAGGGCAGGAAATCCTGGGAGCGTCATGCAGTCATCGACGAGCATGCAGGCAAGACCGTAACCCAGTTTTCGGTCAGGTTTTGCTTCGGCACCATCAAAGACCGCTCGCGTTTTATGTCCCTCATGAACGACATGGTAACGGCCGTGCGCGATGGTGGCGCGGTCTCAAAGTCGGACATGACGGAGGCGATTAAACTTCTTAATCGCTCTCGGGTTGCGCCTGTGGTGCTTCCCGTAGCAGTCGCTAAGAGCAACCTCCGCCGCCTGCGGATCTGACTGCTGGTCGTAGTTCCAAGGATGGTTCACGATGGCGTGCGCGGCCCGACCCGATCTTACGGTGTGTGTTCTCTTTTACGGAGAGGACGACGTCGCTTTGCCGCTGGCGCAGCGCGTGCTTAACGCGCCGATGCGGCAGCTGGCGACGCACAACGTGGAGTTTCGGTTTGGTTTCAACGCCGTCGGCGAGAAGACCAGGGCGTACGTGCGCGAGGCCGCGGAGACCGATTTTCACAGACACCTGTGGATCGAACCCGAAGGCAACATTTTCAAGTACCCAATCATGCGGCGAATGCTGCACGCGCAGCCGTTAAACGCGCCTCTCACGATGTGGTTCGACGACGACTCTTGTCTCGCTCCGGACTGCAACGTGGACGCGTGGCTGCCAAGGGTCACGAATTTGCTCGGCACGTACGCCATGGTCGGATCGCTTTACAGGCAGCGGCTTGTAGGCGGTCAGGCGCATTGGATTCGTAGTCAGTGGTGGTACGCCGGAAAGAACGTCCCGAACTACGTCAAGTTTTGCACGGGCGGTTGGTGGACGATTCGCTCGGAGATCCTGCTGCGCTACGACTGGCCGACGCCAGAACTTCAACATCGCGGTGGTGACGTGATGCTCGGCGCGCTATGCGACCAACAAAACTTGCCTATCGCGCATTTTCGCGACTCCGTTTGGATCAACGCCAATGCCGCAGGAATCGAAAGCAAAGCTCCTCGACGGGGCCACAACGAGCGTCCGATTGGCTTCTCCTTCAAACCGTCCTGAGCCGCTTTCGCGGGAGACGTTGCTCCTGCAGGCCAAATGCTGCGGACAAGGCTGCATTAATTGCCCCTATGACCCGCCTCACCAGCGCGGCGGTACAAAGGTAAAACCATGAAAATCAAGGTAGAGCAACTTGACCTCGAGCGAACGAAACAACACTGGCCGAAAGAGACGCCCTTTCAGCCTGCGTTGATCAGGTCGCGTAAAGAAGACAAGCGCAAATGGATCGTGCTCTCGGCGCCCCTCGTGCCCGGCGAGTCGCCGCGCTGGTCAAAAACAGAGCACGACGAGTACATTCGAATTCCGCTGTTTCCGTACCGGCTCAGCCCGGAGGCGGATCTGGCGCTGGCGTTCATGATTCAGCTTGGTCTGTCGTGCGCGGCGCAGCTTCCTGCTCCGGTCACGGACTTGTTCATCGTTACCGGCCGCCCTGTGGAGCTGCTCTACGACTCGAACGAGGAAGACGCAAGCTGTGTCGGAATGCGGTACTGGGTCGGCTTCGGTATTCTCACGGAGTAAATCATGTCCAACTATGCTCACGATACGCTGGCAAACGCCGGTAACAAAATTGCCGCGATCTATGAGGCCTATGGCAACCTCCGTGCGTTGATTAGCCAGCTTCAAGGGCTGCCCGACAGCGCGCCCATCCCCGCCGCCGTCGAGATTAACAAGATCGTGATCTCGTACAGCGTGAACGGCGCAGGACACTCGGCAGAGGTGAAAACCGTAAAGCACGTAGGCGACATTGCCCGGCTTTTGCAGTTGGAAACCGACGCGCTGGTCAGTCAACTTCGCGACCAGGCCGTCCAGGCTCGGCAGTTCGTCGACGCCCTGGAAGCGATGTGTAACCAGGCAACTTACGCGGCTAATGTTCAGCGTAAAGGGCCGCCCGCATGAAAGTAAAAGGTTTCAGTTTCACACGCGTGCGAACGCGGCGCGACAACATTTTTTCGCATGCGCTGAGTCCGTATGTCGGCAGTCGGATTGTCGGCAACACCATCAAGGACCTTTGCGAAGATCTGCTCAAGCAACTTCCGCAGAACGTTTCCCGAGATGCGCTGTTCGAGTCGATTCGGGTTCTGGCAGGCACGGCGCTGGGGCAGCGTGATGCGCGCGAGCTGGCCTGGCGGCTAGCGGGCAACGTGGATCTACTCATAGCCGGTGAGCGGGTGCTACCGTGGACGCGGCAAATCAAGAACGAGGTCGTCCCGGTGCGCGTTGAGCGAATCCAGCCCGACAAACGGCGCAACGTCTACGGCTTCACCATGCACGTGCGCGCGCTAGCCGGAACGCCGTGCCCGATGGTTTTTCCGCAGTTCTTCAGCAAGCAGAGCTGCCGGGCGATCTCGCGCTCGCTGGGCTTTTCGTCGACTTTCGGACTGCACCCGTTTCACGACCCGATGCACTTCATGGGTCTGATGTTCTTCGCTCATCTGGAGGCCGACAAAAGCGGCGACACGCCCTATTTCAAGAAAGTAAGCGGCTCGAGCGGCTTGAAGGCGCTGAACAAACCCAAGATCGAGGTTCGCTGCCGTACTAAACCATGCCCGAGGGGTTACACGCATGCCTGCTCGAAATGCTGGTTGGGCCAGGAGGATTGCCCGGCCGGGATCTACCCGCGGACTCTGATTCAGCGGGAATGCGGAGAGTGCGTTAACATGGGGTTTTTCGAGCCGGACGACGAAGGCTCGATTTGTTTGAACTGCCGCGCCAAGCAGCATCCTCATTAACACGTATGGTGCCGTATGGGCCGAATCCATTACTGCACGGCGGTCTACAACCGGTGGGACACGTTTGCTGTCCTGTTGGAAAGCTTTCTGCGCCTCAACGCGCAGTCCGGCAACGCAGCCGACCGGCTCCAGGTTTACGACTGGGACGGCGGCGGATTAGATATCTATCCCGCCGCTCCTGACAACGTCCGTTTTCATGCGGGCCATGAACGGGGCCACATCAACCGGGCGCACGCCCGCAACCAGGCGATGCAGCTTGCGCAGCCCTTCAACGACGACCTGGTGTTTTTTCTGGACTGTGATATGGTGCTTCCGCTGGATTTCTCAGACCGCGTGCGGACACATGTTAAGACGGGCCAGGCTTACTTCCCCATCTGCTACTCGCTCTACGAGGGCGCGCCGATGGCGGTCACCACAAACGGGCCGCCCTACCGCCGTCCGGCGAGCTCCACGGCCAATGGCTGGTGGCGCGAGAGCGGCCGCGGCAACTGCGGTTTTGTTGCCGAGGACTTTTTCGAACTGGGCGGCTGGAACGGGGAGCGCTGGGGAACTCGTTACGGCCGCGAAGACGACGATGTTTATTGGCGCGCGGTTCAAACGATGCAAGTCGTTCGGGAACGCGTGCCGGGCTTTTTTCATCAGTGGCACCCGAAGCCACGAGAAGCCCAAAACCCCTCCACCAAGAGGAACCCATGACGATTGGCTTTAAGAAGAAAGACAGCAATGGCCCGCTGTACCATCCTGAACGAGACTTTGCTTACATCACGCCCACGCTGATGAAGACCGCGATCGAGAACCTCGAGGCGCCGTCGGCAGAGTTCCGTCAGTGGAAAGAGAACAACGAGATCTCCGAGGCTGAGATTATCGCCGTGGCCGAGGCGCTCGCCGACGCCCAGCGTGATTTCGTGAACGGCGCCGACCCGGTCGAGTCACTGGAAAAAGCGCTCGCGCGCCGCGGCTGGTTTGACGCGCGCCTTACCGTGCGGCTTTACCTGCTGGCAACAATTGGAGAGGTCATGCTCGGCGCCTGGTTCAAGGCGGTTCGCGAGGTGACCGAGGTGAATGAGGAATCTCCGGCGCAGAATGAAATGTGCCGTTTCGCCAGCGCTGTGCGAGAGTTCACCGCCCGAGCAGACGCTCCCGTGATCGATCCCAACGTCACCGCTGAGCATCTACGCTTCCAGAACGACCTGCTGCGCGCGCGGCTCAGCGTCGTTCACGCCGAGCTTTTGCAGGCCCGCCGCGACAAGAACGACGCGGAGTGCAAGGCCACGCGGCTCGAAATCGAGCTGAACAGTCTTCCGCCCTGGGCGAAGCGGTTTGCGCACTGGTTGCGCAGCAGACAGACAACCGACTACACCGGCCCTAGGTAAGGAGGATTGCGTGCCCAAGTACAGGATGTACAAGGACCCGGAAGAGTTTGCCGGGAAACTTGGAAAGGCCCCTGACGATTCAATTCGGTGTCTCGGCCTCGACCTGGGGAGCAACTGCGGCGTGGCGATCTACGACTACGTTCCGGGGCAGAAACTGCTTCAGGACAAGCTCCAGCTCTTCCAGTGGGACCTCTCCACGCAGGGCCTGGAAAGCGGCGCCGCCCGGTTCGTCCGGCTGCGCGCTTTTCTCAACGTTGTTCAGCCCGACGCAGTGGCCTACGAGGACGTGAAGTACTCCCCGCCCAAAGAGTTCTTCATGAACAAGAAGTTCGGCATTCCCGCCGTGCTGGCTCGCGTGGCCACAGCCAGCGAGGTTCTGGGCGGGCTCAAGGTGACCGTGGCGACTTGGGCGCAGGAGCACAACATCCTGTCGAACGGTTACGCGATCGCCACGATCAAGAAGTTCGCCACCGGCAACGGCCGAGCCAACAAGGAAGACATGATCGCCGCGGCCAACAAGAAGCTGGGCACGGCCTTCGACCAGTCGAAGTACAAGGCGGACGGCCTAGACAACGTGGCCGACGCGGCATTCGTTCTGCTGATGTTGCTGCAAACGGTGCGAAACAGTGCGCCGCCGAGGGCGAAAGCATGAGCCGCCCGGACTCATTTCGAGAAGTCGATCCCGTCACCAATGCTGATGATATTCCGCAGCTCTCCTGCTCCGATGCCTTACGGCACAGCGGCCGCGCGTTAACGCTGTTCACGCCTGCGCTGCTGGTAACACACGGGGGTTTCGACCGCGATCCCGTGCAGGAGTTCGATGCGCGGTATAACCTGCCGCCGGATACGCGGCCGTTTTGCATCCAGCTCACCAAAGAGCGCGAGCAGTTTTTTACCGGTCTGGGCGTCGTTCCACTTTCTGGAAACAGGAAAATCAACTGGGACCAGCGAATTTACGCAATTTACAACGAATACGCTGAAGACTGCTTTTCGTTTCTGGGCGGCATTGCGTGGAGCGATCCCAAAACTGGCCTGTTTGCCAACACGATGAGCTACGACATGGTCATTCCGGACCCGACCTCGCGCCGCGGTGATACGCTCAACGTGAAAATCTTCGGCGTGATGGCCAACAAGTTTGTCGCTTACATGGAAGAGCGGCCCGGACGATCGCCAGTAGCGCGCCGTGTTGCGCTGCAGGGCGGGCTTCTTCCCGCTTCTTTGCCGCGGACAAATCTGCTGGGCGCCATGCCGACCGAGGACCCACTCCAGATGCGCGAGGGCGACTGATGGCTAAGGAAAAGAAAGAAACCGCCGCCAACGCGGCCGATGAATCCAGTGCGGCAAAGATATCTTTCCACGTCGCCATTCTGAGCTCGCAAGGGACTTATTTCACGGAATCATTTGAAACGCAAGAAGAGCTGGTGGCGCGCCTCAAAACGCTGGTTAACCAGGATGTCTCAGTGTTTGCGTTTCGCGGAGAACGGCTGAAGATTTCTAAACCGCCGTTCAGGCATCTGCTGATTCCAGGCGCCGCGCCGGTAGCGCTCTTCGACGTTCCCGCAGAGCTGGAAGAAGACGAAACGGGCTACCTGGGCGTCGACCCGATCAACCAGGACGAGCCGCCGCAGCTCAAAGTTCCGCAGCCTGGGCGCGCCCCCGCTGCCGAACCGTTCTTTGGCGATGACGACGGCGACGCGATGGGTGTTTTTGATAACGTTCTTCCCGATCCGGAAAGCTAAATCTCGGGCATTTGGCGGGCATATTACGTGCTCCTGGGTTGCGTGGACTCAGCGAGCACAACCATGTGCAGGGCATATGCCCGAGGAGGAGCGCGCGTGAATTGGCAAGGTTTCTGACGTTCAACGGAAAAGTGGTGGCAGAACAAACTGGCGCAAACGACAGGGTGCTCGTCCGTTTTCACGGAGATCCACCCCAAAAGCACACGCCAGTTTCTGCTACGGAGTGGAATGCAAAAAAGCGCTTCGAGTATTTCGACAGCGCGGCAGTAGACCGCCAGACAGCCATTCGGCAGTACAAGGCGGCGCAGTCCAGGATTAGAAACTAACCTTTTTCAAAGGGCATGAGAATGCAGACTTCAACAGGTTCCGAGTTGGTGCAGCAGCAGGTCGCGCTGCTCGAGCAGTTCAGCAAGGTGGCGCACGTGCTGCGCGGCCTGGTGGCCATGATGTGGCTGCCCGGGCTCAAGCAGAAGTTCTCGGGTCTCCGGCCGATCGCCGGTCCCGAGAAGCGCCCCGTGGCGATCAAGATGGAGGTCACCGAGAGCGGCGGCTTGCGGTACTCCGGGGCGATCGCGCGCCCCAAGGACGGGAAGATGCGGTACACGACCATCTTCCAGTACGAGTTCACGACGCCCATGCAGCCGGGCGCTCGTGGCGAGACGCTGAGCAGCAGCAACGAGGTGCTCGCTCGGCGAGCTCTCGGCTTGCTGCGGTCGCTCGTTCGCTTCGGCGAGCGGCGGCTGGCTCGGCCAGGGCTCGCGCAGCCGGAAGCCCCGCGGCATCCTCAGCTGCTCGTGCCGTTCGAGGCAGGTGGCGAGGCCTACGACGAGGCCAAGCTCACGGAGTTGTGCGAAGGCATGACTCCCGAGCTGTTCGAGTCGTACCGCGAGCGCCTGCGCCATGACCTCACGGACCGCACGACGGTCCCGGGGCTGGCGTTGGTCCACGCGGCCGTGGTGGCCGACGCGGTGCTCTCGGAAGCCCTCTCCCGAGAGATCGGGTACGAGGACTTCTCTCCGGTTCTCGGTGCTCCGCACTGGAATCCAGCGGAGCGGCTGCGGCAGATGTCGAACCCGGCCGCGGCCCTGCTCGCCGAGCACGGCGTGACAGACCTCGACCAGGTCGACGAAGTGCTGGAGGAGCAGCTGCTCGCGGCGTTCCGTGAGTCCGTGCCCCTCGGGGAGCGGCTCACCGACGACGAGATCCGTCACGCCCTGTGCCATCCTCGGCAGCCAGTCCGTTGCGGGACCGGCATTGAAGGGATCGACGAGGGACGGATCGTCGAGGCCATGCGGAAGGCTGCGGCCGAAAGCCGCGCGGCCTGGGAAGCCACCGACGCGGACCTGCTCCGCGCGGCGGAAAACCCGGCCGGGCCGCTGTACCTCAGCCGCCTGAGCGCGACGCAGATCTGCAGCGTTGAAACGTTGCAGGAGCTTCCTGCTCCCTACTGCGGCGAATTCCTCCCGCCGCTCGACTGGGAGCCGCCCCGCCGAAGGGCTGCCGCGCAGGCGGCCTGATCAATGCGGTACTTACTCAGACCTCCTGGAGACACGTTGCGGTGGCTGATCGCCCAAGACAGCCAGCCGCACGTGCTCCCCTTCTTCCCCGAAGAGACGGACAAGGGTCTGGTTTGTGCCCATTTGATCGGCGGCGAGGTGCTGGCAGAAGTCGTTCTCTCTGCTGCGCACCTCACAGAAGTCTGCGGCCGGGGATTTCCTCTGGGCCGTCTGTATTTCCAGATTGCGAGATCTGCGCTATACAGTACGTGTCCGGAGTTAACCCCGGCCGCCTTCGGGGAAAGCTAGGTTCGGGGCGCCAGCCCCGAGCTGACGCTTTCCTTTAGCTATCAGAGCCTTTATGACTGCCACACACTACGGCGACCCGTCCCAGGAACGACTCAGTAACGGCCGATCGATGGCGGATTTAATGCGCCGCGGGCCGGGAGGACTTCGCGGCGTGGTAGTCGCCAAGGCAACACCTGGCGGCGCCCCGGCGGGTTACGACCCGCACGACAAAAGCAAGATCGAAATCCACGTTGAGCCTGACGGCGGCAACGCCACGATGACGCTCGATCAGATTACCGCCGATGCCGTCGACCAGGCGCTGGCGTTCGCGCGGCAAACAGTACAGGGCAACGATATTGAAGATATTAGGGAGCGCGCTGCTGTGGCATTCGAAGAGCTAGCAAAGATATCTAAGGCAAGCGTCAAACGGGTGCCCGTCAAGCAGGCAGCTGTTCGCCCGCCGCCGCGCGAGGAAACTCGCGAACTGGACGACGAAATGGCTGTGATCGACGAATTAGAGGAAGAGGTTGAAGCACTGCGGAACTTCGAGGCGCCCCGGGGCACCACGCCTCCTCTGGAAAAGATTGACCGCTCCTACAGCCCGATGGCCGCTTTCGGTCTCAAGAAAGGCGCTATGGCCGCCAACACTGTTCCCGTGGTTGCGAAAAGCGCCGCCAGTGGTCCGCCCCAAAAGCTCGTTTATTTTGAGAAAGAAGGAATCGGCTGCGTTCCCGCTTTCTTTCACGATGTGCTGGTGCATGTCGCCCGACCGGAACCCGACAGCCCCGAGGAATCCGGATTTATTGTGCTGGTGTACGACGTGCGTTTTGAACAGTCGGCCGCCCGCTGGTTTCCGCCCAGTAACGACCCGTACGCGCGCCCCTGGGCCGCCAAGGTAAGCGACGACAATCGGCTGTATCTTGTTCATACCACAGGATTTCAGTACATTTACGATTCGCGGGAGTACTGTGTCCTGCGCGTGGAAAAAGCACTCTGGGCGCCGGAAGGATCCGACGAATGATGGAAAAGCAAGGAATTGTTGCGCCCCACGTCACTCCCCCCGAGGAAGGCGATACGGCGAAGAACGCGGCGCATATCAAGCGTTCGTGTGAAACGCCCGAAGCCGAAATCCAGGCCATCCGCGAGCTGGATGGCGATTTCCGCAAGGCTGCGGCCGAGGCGACCAAGAAGTCGCTTCGTTAACTTCAAGGACGAGGCGCTACTGTGATCACTCCCTCTGGCTCGGCCGGATTCGGCAATCTTGGTCGCGGCGCGCTTGCCGACGAGCGCTTTCCGGACCCGTTCTGCGATGTCGCCAGCCTGTCGATGCCCGAGAGCATCCAGGTCGCGTTACGGTGGTGCGAGTACATCATGAACGCCAACGGTGTCTACCGTCAGGCGATCGACCGGGTGATCTCGTACTTCATCACCGATGTTGAAGTAAGCGACCTCGGCGAAAACACGATCGGCCGGGAAGAGAAGGAAAAGTACCGGGTTTTCCTCGAGGAGACGCTGGGCGTCAAAACGGTCCTCAAGGCCGTGGCGATGGACATGCTCACCTACGGAAATAGCTTCACCAGTTTGCTTGTCCCGTTTCGCCGATATCTTTCCTGCAAGAAGTGCGGTTTCGAGGCGCCGCTCAAGAAGGTTCACGGCTCCTCGGCTTTTAACTTCAAGTGGGAAGAGTTCGACTTTCACGCCACCTGCCCGAACTGCAAGTACTCCGGCAAGTTCAACCACATCGACCGACGCGGCGGCAACGACGACCCAATAAAGGTCAAGCGTTGGAGCCCCCACGAAATCGACATTCTCTGGGACCCGTATAGCGAAGAGTGCACGTACATCTGGAAGATCCCGGAAGACTATCGCAACCTGATTCGGGCTGGAAATCTTCACCACCTAGAGCACGCCAGCTGGGAAGTGATTCAGGCGATTAAAGACGGCAAGAACCTGATGTTCGACAAGGACGTCGTGTTCCACCTCCACGAATACGCGCTGTCCGGTATGCGTAATCGCGGTTGGGGCATTTCACGGATTCTTGTGAATTTCCGGCAAGCCTGGTATTACCAAATTCTCCAGCGTTACAACGAGGCGATTGCCCTGGACTACGTGGTGCCGTTCCGCGTGATCACGCCTGCGCCCCGCGGCGGCGACCCGACCTCCGGCGACCCGGTCCACACGATCAACCTTTCGAGCTTCGCCTCGCGTGTCCAGGCAATGCTCCGCGCCCGACGCGTCGATCCGGCCCGCTGGAACGTGCTCCCGTTTCCGGTCGAGTACCAGGCCCTGGGCGGCGACGCCAGTCAGCTCGCGCCCAAGGATCTCATCCAGCAGGCGATGGATACGCTCATGCAGTGCATCGGTATGCCTGTTGAGCTCATGAACGGCTCGCTGAGCTTTCAGGCAGCCCCGGCGGCGCTGCGGCTGTTCGAAGCCAATTGGAGCCACCTGCCGCACAACTTGAACGTCTTTTTGCGCAACCTGAGCCAAACTCTTTCTCGCGTCATGTCGTGGGAGCCGGTCTCTATCAAGCTCCAGCGGGTCACGCACGCCGACGACCTCAACCGGCAGATGGCCAAGCTCCAGCTCATGCAGGGTCAGATGGTCTCCAAGACCACGGGCCTCAAGAGCGTTGGCCTGGACTACGAGGAAGAGATCAAGCAGCAGCTCGAGGAAGAGCGGATCTACGCCGAAGCGCAGGCCCGTATGCAGAAGGAGATGGAGCAGGCCCAGAGCATGCAAGACCTCGCCGTGCAGGCAGAGATGATGCAGGGCGCGGGCAACCCTGGCGCGAGCGCGACTGGCATGCCACCCGGCGCCGACCCAGCTGCGGCCGGTGCGCCTCCTGGCGCCGCGCCTGGAATGGCGCCCGGTGCCGCGCCCGGTATGGGCGGCAGCCCAGTCGACCAGTTCATGATGCAGCGGCAGAACAGCCCCAACGTGCCGCGCAGCCCCGAAGACATGCAGTCTCAGGCGCAGCTTCTTGCTCAGCAAATTCTCTCCCTACCGGAAGCTCAGAAGGACTCGGAGCTCATCAAGCTCAAGCGATCCGACCCGACAACGCACGCGCTGGTGTCGAGCATCATCGACGATATTCGCCAGCAGGCGAAAACCCAGGGCGGCGCCATGATGATGGCGCAGCAGTTTGGGCAGGGTCAACCTCCTGGGTAATCCATAATGTGTGTTGGGATTTACACCCATTACGCACACTGCGACCAGGCCTACTTCGCAGTGCGCCTGGTTGCCCTTCTGCGCGCGTTGGGCGCGCCATTTGATATCTATTCGGACAATTCTCCGGGGAAGCTCAAGCTCCCGTATGACCGCTCGGTAAAACACCGCAGCGTCGTCAAATACACCGATTGGGTCAGACGGCGTTCCGTAGTCGTGTGGACGCACGTGCCGCGGGTCGAGCAGCTGGATTACGCAAACCGGCGCGGCATCAAAACGATCGTCGTGCCGATGTGGCAGGAATTTTTACCGCCCTACAAAAAAGCGCTGAAACGCGCGGACCGCGTGATTGCGTTGTCCAGCGAGTGCCGGGACTTGTTTGTGGACGTGTTCAAGCTGAATCGTGTTTCGCTGATTCCGTTTGACACCGGCTTGCCGATTACTCGCAAAAACAAGCCAGGGGATCCGCGCCGTTTGCAGCTCTTTTTGCCCTGGTTTGACCGCAACGCGCGCTGCTCTTCAGGCCACTTTCTGGGCATGCTTGGGTACATCATGGAACGGATGGAAGAGCCGCACTTAACCGTGGCGGTCAATTCCAGCCGGTTTGGCCCTCCCGCGGCCAAGTTCTTTCAACAGCTCGGCGCGCGAACTGGCGGCCGCGTTACGCTGGTGCGAAACGTGTCGCTGGTAAAACGTTTCAGCTTGTACACCAACGCCGATCTAACGATTTGGCCCGCCGAGTGCGACAACTACGGGCTGTGCGGCCTAACGAGCCTGGCGGCAGGTACGCCCTTGCTGAGCTTTGCGGTCGCGCCCCAGACCGATTTTCTGCACCAGGACATCAATGCGGCTCTAGTCAAAACCAGGGTCGATTACGATGATAATGGCGTTCCGCATGCCGTGCCGAACTACGAAAAGTTTGCGGCGGCCTTGCAGGAGCTGATTGCCGAGCCGCGGCATATTGCCCAAATGCAAAAGAAAGTGTCGTACAACCTGCCTTCGCGAAAGGAATCGTTTGAAGGCGGCTGGAAACAACTCTTAGATCTTTAACTGGCGCAGGGAGGTGCCATGAATGTCGACCAACCTATCGCGGTGACCCTGGAGTTTGCCAAAGAACATTACGGCGCCCGACCATCTATTCACGGAAAAACTCTCGTTCAGCACGCGGTCTCCGTCGCCAAAACCGCCGAAACCATTGCGCACAAGGTTTATCAAGACGTACGAAAAGAGCTCGTCTCTGAAGAAACAAGAGAAAGCGTTGCGATCATCGTGCATAGCGCCCTGCTTCACGACGTGATTAACGTGAGTCGCTGCGCCTTCGAGCAGATCGCCGAACAAACCACGGTACAGATTGCGGCGACCGTGGCGGACTTGAGCCGTGATTTCCGCCTGGTTGAGACAAAGCGCGATATGGAGTTTCGCGGGCGGTTGAGCGCCAGCGGAGTTCGCACCCAGATCGTCGCCGTTGCCGACATTCTGTGCACGACCGCCGAGGTCATCGAAATGATCAAGCACCTCGGTCTGGACTCGTCGGCGAAAGCGCGAAAAATGTTGATGCAGCTTGACGGGGACCTACTGGCGATTACCGCGGCGTCTCGCTACTATGCCCTACGGCTTTACACTCACGCCGCTCGCAACCTCTTGCATGACGCCAGCCAGCTGCTAAAAGAAGCAAAAGCGCAGGCGCGTTTGGCCCGTCAAGTCGCCCACGCTACTAGCGGATTGCGCACAAGAATAGCGGCAAAAATGCGCTCAGAAAAAAACCAGAAGAAGGAGCAGAGCAGTGGCAAAAAGCGAACTCGTCGACGAGATCCGTGAAGATTATCTCAAGGCGCACGGCGATGTGGCCGTCGGGCCAATTGATCATTTCTGTGCGTTCATGGCTGCCTGGCTGTCCAAGGCGGGCATTCAGGGAATGGGCATGCAGGCTTCCGGCTTGGCACTGCGGCTCGCTGACGGGCGGCAGCTCGGGCTCATTGAGCCGGACCTCTCGCCGACCACGGCCGACACGCCGTCGGTAGGCATCAACGCCGTCCACCGGGAAGATCCGCGCAGGATCCTGGGCGACTCGCCCAGCGTCAACATTACCGGGCGATAGATATCTAACCTCACCAGCAAGGAGTGCTTGTGTTCGTCGTGTTCGAGGGGATCGACGGTGCCGGGAAAACCACCCAGGCCCGCATGCTGTACGAGCGCCTCAAGAATGAGGGCGCCAAGGTCGAGCAGGTGGCTGATCCGGGAACGACCAAGATCGGCACGGCCATCCGGCAGATCCTGCTCCATAACGACGCGCCAATTTCCAGCCAGGCGCAAATGCTGCTCTTCTCGGCAGCGCGGGCCGAGCTGGCTGCGTACATCCGCGAGCGGCTGGCCGACAATTTCACAGTGATCTGTGATCGGTGGCTCCTCTCGACGTTGGTCTACCAGGGGGTGATCAACGGGATTGACGAAGGTTTCATTCTGCGGGTCTTCCGCGAGACGTCGAACCTGATCCCGGACGTGTGCGTTCTGCTGGACATGCCGAGCGAGCTGTCCGTCGAGCGGACTGGTCCCGGCCGCGATCGCTATGAGCGCGTAACGCCCGAGACGCGTACCGCGATGCGTCGGGCGTACATCCAGCATTCCGGCAAGCGAGAGGTTGGAGCCCGCGTTTTTACGCTCGACGCGCTCCTGCCGCCGGAGGACGTTCATAAGCTCGTCTACAAGGACTATAAGTCTCGCAAAATTGCACTGGCGGCTGTCTAAACTCGAAGCTGAAAAGGAGTTCACCTATGTTGGCAGTAACGGTTAGAAAGCCGATGAAGAATCAGCTCTATTTCGCCTTTGCGCGAGACGAAAAGCATGAGAGAGCGCCTGCGGGAAACCGCCAGCCGCGAACCAGGAAAATCCCGACTCCGCGCCCCTTGAAGAAAAAGTGTGAGGAGCCAGAATTCGGAAACGACTTCCGCGACCTGTGTGTGCTGCTGCACGGAATTGCCAAGAAGCACGTAGCCGCCACAAACTTTCACGACTTCAACCTGGTGGCGCGCTGCACGAAGCTGCTGCAGACGCTGGGCGCGCCGGTCGAAACCCCTGCAGCAATGCAGGCTGCCGTCTCCAGTCAGGAAGCGGCACTGGTCACCAGCGCGCCGGAATACCGGCTTTTGCGCAGCCGGGCAATCGCCGGGCTCGCCACGGTGGCCGACCTGGCGTCAAAGATGCCCGCGAAGGGCAGCGCCGAGTACCAGCGCGGAATGCGCGATGCCTACGAGCAGGCGAGTAACGTCGCCGCGCTTTTTCTCGATGATCTGGAAGAGATCAGTTTTCCAAAAAGGACTTGAGTGCCGTGTCGCCGATCGCCAACAACGACCCCAGTGTTTTTGAAGTCCGAAACGACATTCCCGTTAACGAGGGCGAGGATCCGCCAACCCTGCTGGCGGAGGTCGGCACGTGGCGCACGCCGCGAGGCAACGTCAGCGGCATTGCCGTGACCACGTATGGCGAGGTGGCGACGCTGCTATCACCGAACGAGGCGCGGAAGTTTTCCAAGTGGCTGCTCAAGGCGGCCGAAGAACTGGAAGGCGGCAATCACAAGGTTCGCCCCGGCTCGAAACCGTCCCATTACGAAACGGACGAAGACGAAGCTTGACGCGATTTAGCGCCCGGGGATAATGCGACACGTACCCCGGGAGTCTTTCTTGTGCTCACGCTTTCTTCTGCCGGACTTTTCTTGTCCGGCGTTTTCGTTGGTGTCCTGGCCTGCTGGCTGCGCGCGCGTTTTCGTTCTAGTTGGGCTTCTGTCTTTTTGCGCCGCAAGCATTCAATGCGCCACCGAAGGGACTATCTCATTCGCCTTTCCGGGCGCAGCAAGCGGCAGCTTCGCGGGCTGGGGCGTTACTACGGGCACCTTCCTCGTTTTGACCCTTCGCGCTTCTGATGGCCAAGCTCTACTTCCGCTACGGCACCGTCAACTCGGCCAAGACGCTCAACCTCCTGGCCGTGGCGCACAATTACCGGCAGCAGGGCAAACGGCCGTTGCTGGTCAAACCCGCGCTTGACACACGCTGGGGTCAGGAGTTTATCACGGCCCGGGCAGGTCTGCGCGAGGCTGCCGACGTCGTGTGCGCAACCAACACCGTGATCACCAGCGACCAGCTCCATGACACGGCCTGCGTGCTCGTCGACGAGGCGCAATTTCTGTCGCTTTTCGTAATTGAGCAGCTGGCCTATATCGCGCATCGCAACCCGGGCACGCCAGTGATCTGCTACGGCTTGCGCACCGACTTCAAGACAAAGCTCTTTCCGGCCGCGGCTCGGTTGTTGGAGCTGGCCGACACGATCGAAGAGATTAAAACGACCTGCGCCTACTGCAACCGCAAGGCGATCTTCAACCTCAAATTCGTCGACGGGCGGCCGACCTGCGAAGGCCCGTCGGTGGAGCTTGGCGCTGAAGAGAAGTACCAGCCTGCGTGCGCGGTTTGCTACGCCAAAGCGCACGAGAAGGATCATGATAGTTGAGCACGTCATTGCCGGAGTGTGCGGCTTCACGATCGCCGCGGGGCTTCTGGTCTACTCATCTCAAGAGTTAATCATCGGCCACTTCGAGCGTCGCGAGCGCGAGCAAAAGCGCAAAAGCCGGGAACGCCGACGGCAGCAGCTTGAGGCGCAGTGGCGGCGCGCGGACGAAGAATTCGAACTTCGCTACGGGCGGCCTCCTTTGCACGTTCCGACTGAGGTGCAGCTCAGCGCCACGGCGGCAGTTGCTTGCGAACCGGGCATTCAAAACGCGCCCATTGCGCCGCCTCTCCCGCCGCCCCATAATCCGGGACGTCGTCGAATTCTGCCACTTTACGAGCCCGAGCTATGAGCTGCGACAAGCACAACTGCCACAAAAAAAGCAATCTCCCGCGCGAAGAAATAGCGCTCGATATCGGCGCTGTCGCGCAGGCGTTCACGCAGATGCTTCAGGTCGCCAAGACCGGTATCGACAACTTTGCCTGGACCTCCGCCGAGCTGGCGCATCTCGCTCAAATGATTGTCGCGCTCGTGCGAAAACCAGACCCCGCCGAGCCGCCGGACGTCAGCGCTAGCCGCGACCAGCTCACGCTGCGCTTTGGGCCACAGAACGCCTACGCGCTGCACATGCCCGCAGGGAGCGAGAAGCAGCGCAACGCCCTAATTGCCCAGCTCGTCACGGCGACTGCGACGCTCGCCGCGCCGTCTAAGATGTCCATGCAAAATCTAAATCAGTTGTCGTTGCCATTTTCGGAGTGACACATGCCTAAGCCAACGCTGCATCTAATTGGTCTTTTTCACACAATTCATAATCTCGAGTTTTCGCATTGCGCGTTCACCGGAAAAGCGCTGCGTTTTGCGAAAATGGTGCAGCCGTATGGTTACAACGTTGTTGAGTACGCCAACGAAGGCAGTCAAAGTCTTGCTTCAGAAAAAGTAGTAATGTTAACCAGCCAGGAATATGAAGATCTTCTTGGCAGCAAGATGCGCTCAGCCGCGTTTCACGGCGACGTCGCGCAGATTCAAAGCCCGTGGCACACGCGATTTGAAGAAAAACTAATTCCAGCATTGCGTGAACGGCTTAAGCCGCGCGACATTATTTGTCATCCATTTGGTCACGCGCACGAACGCGTCGTCCGCGATTTCCCGACACATGTTCATTTAGAAACAGGTATTGGGTACGGCACGTTGCTTCAAGGCGCCCTTAAAATCTTTGAAAGTTACGCGTGGATGCACTGGCATCAAGGAAAAGAAAAACGAAACGGCATAAACTACGAGTGGGTCATTCCGAATTATTTTGAAATCGACGACTGGGAACCAAACTATGAGCCCGGCAAGTACATCGCGTTTTTTGGGCGCATTGGTGTTTCTAAGGGGATGAACACGGTGCTGGAAATCGCTAAGCGTGTAAATATGCCCGTAAAGGTTGCGGGTCAGGGCGACATTTCTCCATGGAAGCACCCCAATATTGAGCACGTCGGCGCGTTGAAGGGAAAAGAACGAAGTGATTTTCTTCGCAACGCTTACTGCCAGCTTATGCCTACAGAGTTTGTAGAGCCTTTTGGTGGTTCCGGCGTCGAGGGCTTGCTTTGTGGTACGCCGCTGATTGCGCGCGATTTTGGCGCATTCACCGAGACAGTTCAGCCTGGTTTCAACGGTTACCGCTGTCATGTGCTCAAACAGTGGCTCGGCGCTATTCAAGCCGCGGGCAAACTAGATCGCCGAAAAATCGCCGCCGCTGCTAGAGCACGGTATAGCCTGCAGCAATGCGGCGCCGAGTACGACGTTGTCTTTCGTCAAATCGATGAGCTGCATGAAGAAGGTTGGTACACCCTGCCTAAACCCGCGCCTGCTGCGGCGCCTCCGCCAGCCTTTTCTGCGCCTATGGGCCCGCACTCTGTCGTAGGCTAGTCGCTTAGCTAAACTTGGCCGCTTTTCCGGGCATATTCTTTGCCCACTGCGGCATTTTCTTGGAGGCCTCATGATGAAGCCCTACAGCCTGAACAAGGCCAAGGAGATCGTGCGTCTCTATAACGAGACGTATCACTGCGAGACGGTTGCGGACCGACTCGTCTTGTCGTACCGCGATGTGCGTGACATCGTGCGCTGGCTTGCTCGGCACGATCCAGCGAACAAGCACGTGAACAACGGTGAGAAGTCGCCAAAGCTGGCGCTTCCGACCAGCCACATCTGGCTGCAGTTTCTCTACAGCCACAACGTCAGCCCGCAGACGGCCGCCGCCTGCGTGGCGTGGCCATATGCTCGCGTGCTGACCACGTGCGGCGGCGAACGGGAATGGATGAAGCCGGACAACCGGCGCTGCGTGCTCAAAGTGAACAAAGAGAAGGCGCCCGAAGAGAAACCGGCCGCCGACCCGACGCCCGCAGAGATCCTGCTCCGGGCGAGAGAGCTGCGCCTGGCGCGAAAAAGCGACCCGCGCTTTCACAGCACGCAAGACGGCGGCGTGGAGACGCAGCAGTTCGCCTATGACGGTCGAATCGGACGATTCGACGCTATCTCGTAAACGGCGGCTGACTCGGCGTCAGTCGCCGAGGAACGGTTAGATATCTTTCCAAGGAGGGAAGAACCATGAACCTGGTTATCACGATTCTGTCGGTTTTGTCAGTCCTCGTGCCGATTGCCGATCGCGGCATTGCTCGTTACCGGCAGCTCAAGCAAAGCGGCCCTGTTCAAATCGTACAGTCGTCCGTCCAGGCCGCTGTCGCCCCGCAGCCGCCGGAAGCTGGTCAGCCCGGCGTCGTCTTCCATCAGGGCGAGTGGTGGAAGCTCGAAGGCGGGCAGTGGCTCGTCTGGAGGCCGACTGTCCAGATCGCGCAAGGAGGGGCACATGTCCGCTTTGCTCGCTAAGCATGCGAAGCATGCGATTGTGTCGTCCGCCGGTTTCTTCGGCGGAATCCTGGGCTACGTGTCGGCCGAGACCGGCGCGTGGACCCTGTTCGCCGCTTTCGTCGGGATGTTCAGTGCCGCGCTCGTGGCGGACATCCTGACGCAACCTATGGAGATGAACGAAGATGGCGATGATTGATGACCAGTTTGAGCGCTGCAAGGCCGCTGTGATTCGGCTCGAGCAATCGTTGCCGAAGGTCTACAGCGGCGACTTCACAGTGCCGATCGCAGCGCACGAGATCGACGACCTCGACGTGTTTTTGCAGAATGCGGGCAACATGATGAGTGATGCCCGCAACCTGCACGAGCTCCACGCTGAGGCGCTGGGGCGGCTCGACAAGGCGCTGGCCGTGCTGCAGCGCCACCCGGAGGCTCTGGCCGAGTATCAGGCGCAGAGTTGATTCCATGGGCAGCGCGCAATGCAGCGCCTGGCAGTACCCAACCTGCCAGCTCGGGTTCGTTCCCCGACTGCCCTCTGTGTCCCGTTCGGGGACTGGTTTGTTTCACGGTTTCAAGGAGGATCCCATGAGGAATGTTCGAGGTCTGGTTGTCGCGCTTTCGCTGCTCGGTTCGACCATCGAGGCAGCCCCGCGGCGGACGAATGTGACGTACAGTCATCCCACACCGAGCTACGTCGTGGACAGCGAGGGTAGCGACCAGGCTCGTTGCCAGCAGGAGGCCAACGTCATGGCTTCCCGCCGGTTTTGCGGCCACGTCGGCAGCTGCATCGGGCGGTTCGAAGGAGTTGGCGTTGGCCACTCCCCGAACTGCAACACGTGCACGCCGTCGAGTTCGATGCGCCTGACCGGCGACGCCTCGGCCCAGGGTTCGGATGGTCGGTGGTACCGCGTCCGCAGCTGGCGGTAAGGTAAACTGAGCGCAACACACCGGGCGCGCCTCTCGCCGCTACGCTGCGGCTGACGTGCATCAAGGCCCGGTTTCTCGGGGCGGGCGCTGGGAATTCACCCTTCCTGGCGCCCGCCCTTTCCTTTTGTTGGAGGCCCCGTGGATCACAACAGTCAATTGTTCGTGACGGCGCTGCGCGACGCCTGCAATCGCGCGCTGGAAGATGGTCGAATCGGCGAGCAGGACGGCCACATCGAAACCATCGAGGTGACCGAGCCTGGGCAGCGCGCCGAGCTTCGCCTGAACGAAGCCGGACAGGTTGAGCAAATCGGCAAGACTATTCCGATGAAGCTTCGCGTGACGTGCTTCGGCTCGTACTCGCCAACTGAAGCCCAGCGGGTCTACAGCGACCAGGGCGCCATTCAAGTCATGGACATGGTCGCGAGCTTTATCGCCGTGCGCGCGATCTACGACCTCAACCTCGAGGAGCTTAAATGAAGCTTAAGTTCGAACACGACTGCGAGACCTGCACATTCCTCGGTCATTTCTATGACCACGACGTGTACATCTGTGGTAACCAGAGCATCATCGCGCGCCACGGCAGCGGGGGCGGCGACTATTATTCGATGCCGCAGTCGATCTTCGCCGACCAGTTTGCCAACCAGAGCTGGGCCGAAGACCAGCACATGCGCGCCATGGTAGCGGGGCTGTGCTGCCACAAGACCGGCAAAATGCCGCGGGACATGCCGCGCTTTGAGTCGATTTACGACGTCAAGCGCGCCGTGGCTCAGATGCGCTGGGACATGCTGTTCAATCCGAGCAGTGACGTTGTCCCGGATCCGGCCTGGGGTTTGGAAGCGAATACAGCTTTCCAGCACTTCTACATCGCCCGGAGCCTGCTCGAGCAGGCTGAGCACCATCTGGAAATCGCGGCCGCCCACGACCGGGTGTGCTGGGAGAAGTTTCGCGAGAAACGAGAACCCGAAACCGTGAAAGGGGAAACCTGATATGGCGAAGATCGTGATCAACAAAACATTCGGCGGGTTTGACCTGTCGGAGGCCGGGCAGGCGCGCCTGTTCCAGCTCGGCTCGGAGCACGTGAAAAAGCTCCCGCCCGAGGTGCGCACTGAGTGGCACAGTGCGGGCGACTATCTTTTCCGGTCGTGGGATATCCCGCGGCACGACCCGCTGTTGATTCAGGTGGTCGAAGAGCTCGGCGAAGCAGCCAACGGCGACAACGCCGAGCTGGAGATCGTCGAAATCGTCGGAAACCTGTATCGGATTCGGGAAGAGGACGGGCGAGAGTTCGTCGAAACGCCGGATTTTGCGCGCTGGATCGACGCCAGCGCCCTAGCGGCACCGGTGGCCTGGAGTTTCTAATAAAATGTCAATGCTCACGCTCTGCGAGCATAAGTGCAGGGCACCGCGGCCCCATCGTCTAGAGGTTTAGGACATCGCCCTTTCACGGCGGTAACCGGGGTTCGAATCCCCGTGGGGTCAATCGGGGGCGTAACGGTATCGATCGGATGAAGACGCCCGTGTTTGCGTGTCGTGGTTGGTCGGCAGGCCACGTTAAAAGCCGCCCATGCCTTAACCGGCACTTCGGTTCTCTCCCTCGCGGCTTGACCGCGAGCAGACTGCGACTGCCTGCAGGAGGCGGTCAAAAGTCTGTCGCTAATTTCTGCTGCTGCTGTGAGCGATCGGTAAACAGCAAAAGATTACGATCACCAGCAAACGCGCGTTTGTCGTTGGAAACGCGTTTGCTTATCAAACAACGAACACACACGTAGACGACACGGGTAGAGAAGCATCACGACACAGGGGTTCGACTCCCCTCGCCTCCACTTGCCAAGGCCCGCCCGCGAAACGTATCGCAGGCGGGCCTTGGTGTTCTTGTAACTACAAAGAAAGGAGCCTTACATGGCGTTCTGGCTCGACAAGCTCGGTCATTTGATCTTTGGTTCGGTGAAAACGCCGGGCGACGTTGACATCGAGCGCGCGGATTACAACGCGCTTTTCGACTTCGCGCCTGAGCATCGGCACGTGGCCCTGCCGATTCTCCGGAAGATGCCGGAGTACGACGAGGCCGCCGACGCGCACACCATGGCGGTGGTCGAGGAGGTCTCGGCGAGCGACGAGGCCGACAAGGCCCGCGCGGCGTACGAGGCCTTCAAAGTGGCGCACGCCGCCGCCGCGCAGATCGACCCCAACGCGCCCGAGGCGCCGAAGGTCGAGCTCGACGCCGCAAAGCATCTCGCCGTCGAGGCCGAGGCCAAGTACAAGGCGGCCTCCGAGGCGCAGGTGGCGGCGCGGGCTCGGCTCGATGAGCTGAAGGCGATCGTGGAGCAGATGCCGCCCCGGCGTTTCGCGGCGGTTTGAGTTTGAACCCGAAGGAGGTGCGTGCCATGAGCACGATGACTCTCGATGAGGCGATCAAGGCCGATGCGGAGAACGGCTTCAGCGTTCTGCAGGTCAATATGCAAGACGACCCGCATATTCTGCGGGAGGACACCCAAAGCAACGCGATCACCTGGCTTTATCTTCTAGGCCGGGCGCTCGTGCAACGGGTGATCACAGCCGCGCCCGAGTTCGAGACCCGGTTGATCGCCGACATCACGCGGCACGCCGGGAACACGATTCTCGGCGTGGACAACGAGGAGCTGCGCCGTCAGCTTCTGCGGTGGTCGATCAACAAGGAAAGTCCGGTTGATCGCCACTACGCAGAAGACGTGGCGGTGAGTTTCTTCCAAGACCTCGTCACGCACTGGTGGATGCACCAGGCGCTCGAGGCTTACTTGGCCGTCGCGGCCTAAGACGACCCGTGGCGGGAACGTCTCGAGACAGAGATCTACAATTTCGAGACGATTGCGTCGCAGTATCGCACTGGTTTATTGACCAGTGCAGAGGGCCTCCGGGCGATGACCTGGGCGGCCACCAAAACCCGCTACGTCGAGAACTTTCGGGCTATGTTGCCTGAGGGCGTGGAGGTGCCGTATTACCTGGAC